ATTTTTATTTTTATATTTATTGATTTTATTATATTTCTTTGGCATAGATTAAATTTTGTAGCCCCATAGTAGCTTTAAATTCTTCTGTACTTATTTCTGCTTCAATTTGTTGGTTTATATACTGCAATTCCTGATTTGTTAAATTGTACGAACATTTTTCTTGCATTCTCTTGACTGATTCCCAATAACTTAATCCATTATATATTTTGACTCCGATTTTCTTTTTGTATCCTATATCATACATTAAAATGTTTTCTGGTGATTCTCTTATGGGTGCATATTGGCTTGCATGTTTTCTTGTTTCATTCAATAATTGTCCTGTAAATTTATATGCTTCTCTCATCATTTTATCTGCTAGTTTCTTGTTTCCTTTTGTGTAATAATTTGTGTATATCCTGGCTTCATTTTCAAAACAATTTGCTAATTCTTCAAATATTTTTATGCCTTTGTAGGTTGCACGTAAACTTATTGCTTGTTGTAGGAGATATGCGGCTCTTTGTTTTCCTTTGAGAGTTTTGATCTTTCTGGAGTATTTTGTAATTGTGGTGAATTTGTTGAAATCCCTAACGAGTATGATTTTTGATTCAGATGTGTCTGTGTAAAATGCTCTTAGTGAACAAAATGATAATGTATTTGCTGCTCCTATTGTCATGAATTTCAATACTTGTCCTAATCCATAAATTGCTGTTGCATCCTTGCCTTCTGCTGATCTAATGAAATACTTGTAATATATTTGTTCTATTTGTTCATTTAATATATATGGCTTGTAAAATATTGTAAAATCATCTCCTTTACTGAATAATTTGTAGTCTTTTCCATATCTAAGTCCTGCACGTTCATTTACATATATATTATATAAGGCCATTCTCATTGTATTGCACAGTGTGGTGTCACAGTCCCCTGAAAACACTGATCCCAATATTGAATATCTAAAAAGTCTGTGCTTTTTCTTTCCCTGTATGTAATTAACATCCATTGTCTTTTTGTACATTTGAGATATATAATGGAAATCTGATTTTGGTACATGGTACACTTTATCTTCTATTTTTGAGTATAAATATCTGTCTACTTCTTTTAATGTAACATCCTGTGTATTGTCAAATGCAGATCCATCTCCTTCAACTATTTTAGTAAATCCTTCTGATAATATTTTATTAGTTGCTTCAGACATTTCTTGTAAATTCTTGTTGCCGCAATATCCTGGGAAGTGTTTGGCCATAATTTCTTCTAATTTCCAAGTAACTGGTCCCATTGTTACTTTTGTTCTTATTGGGATTGAGCATACCATTCTTGATTTCCCATTTGTTGGTTGTATTTCTTGCTTGCATATTCCTGTATATATCAATGATTGTAGTGTTTTCAATTGTTGTGTTGTGAATTCTGATGCATCTTCTAATGATCTCAGGTAGTCATCAATATCTTTTTGTTTGTGCCTTGGATTGTGTTCATACCATTGTTGGAAGGAGTATTTGAAGTGTGTCAGTTCTTCTACTAGTTCTGGTGATCTGAGATGTTCTTCACATGTACCATCTAGTATTGATTTTGAAAATTTTACAAAGTCATCTGCTATAATTGGATCTGGTTTTGGAGCCCATTTCATCTGTCTTTTGGCTGCGGCAAATATACTGTGTTTACAGTGATTGTACATCATTGCTTCATCATAGTTTGATATGTCTTGTTTGTTGAGTATCTTTTCAAATGCTATTTTGTGGGGACAATCTCCTACTAAATCTTTTACTTTTACAAAGTCAAGCCAATTTTTGTTTTCCCTCTCAATTTGTAATTGATGATGTTGTAATACATGTAATCTTAACTGTTCCATTTCTTTATCTAAATGTGATATTTCTAACATTTTGTAGTTTATGTAGTCTGGATGTGGATGTCTCATGTTAAGTGGATATAGTGGTTGTGATGCATGTTTTTCTATATTAGGCCCTAAACATATTGGATCGTACAAGTGGGCGGCTTGTACGTATGGATTTTGTGCTACTATGGGGCTTAGCAAAAAGGGCGAACCTTTTCAAGGTTCGCTTTGGTATTATCTTGGAATAATGAGCCCACTAATGGTAAATTGCCGAGTATTGTTTCATTGCATATTTTTATTTTCAAATATCTGAATATATTTCCTGTTATAAAACTTTGCCATATGCTATTAGGTATTTTTGTTACATCATCAATTTTTAATTTATTTATAAATTCAACCATTCCGGAGTCTTTGATTAATGATAATTGTGATTCTATGTTGGTTACATGAGTTAAACAGTGAGTTATTATTGACATAACGGCATCTATTGGTAATGTTGATTTTTCTCTGTTAATGTAGTTGACTAAGTTTCTGAGAAATTGCCCGTCTATAGTATTAGCTAATGTTATTTTAGTATTTATTTTGTTTATTAATGATTCGTCCACTTTTTCCATGGTTATTTGTTCTTTTATTTTCTTTATTGATTGTTTATATACAAATGATGTATCTATGCCTCCTCCATTTTTATTTCTTATAACATAATATTCTGGTCCATGTTTTTCAACTACTGCTGGTTGTGCCTCGGCTACAAAATCCTTATACTCTGGATTAGCTGATAATGATATTATTGTCTTTCCATTTTGTATTGTTTCTTTTATTATATATTTTTTGTATTGTGAGTTTTTGACCCTGCATTTATCTTGTAAAATCAATCTATTAAATATCTGTAATATAGTTATTTCTGTTCTATTATTATATTTTCTTAATTGTTCTATTAGATCATCCCCTTCTAAGAAAAATGAGTCATCTTCTTCATTATCATTATCTATTATCAAGTTTGCAATGCTTTCATCTAACTGACTATTATTATTATTACTTTTATTTTTATT